AAAATCATTTGCTATATCTGCTGATGTTTGTATTTCTTGACTTGTTTCACCATCACTATCACTTGTAGTTTCATTTTCTTCAACAACTCCTGGAATATTTCTAGATGTAAATGGAACTGCGCCTGTTTTTATAGCTTGGTTTCTCTTAAGTAAATCCATACCTTTTGTAACACCACTGTTAGTCATTGCTGCCATATCTGCTGCATTAAATAAAGCTCTTTCATTAGCTGTCAAAGCATAACCACCGGGTAGATCTACTATACCACCGCTTACATTTCCACCCATTCTATAACCAGGTACTAATGGTGCTGCGATACCTGTTCCATAGCTATCAACTTTACCACCACCTCTAAACATTGGTCTTCTTAAAATTCTACTCATTATCCGAACAGTCCTAATTTGCCCATGATACCTGCGCCACCTGCTGCTCCTGTTAAGAAGTTAGTCATAGGACTAGCTGGTGCTGCTGGAGGTGCATAACCTACAGTTTGTGAAGCGAAGGCTCCTGGTTGTATTTGTGCTAGTTGTTGTCCAACTAAACCTAGTCTTGTAAAGTCTTCAAACTCTGATTCTCTATTTGCAATTTGATTAGCATCTAGAATAGCTTGATTGTATCCTTGTTGTCCTTGGCCTAATGCTTGTTGGTATTGACCTAAACCTTGTTGTGCTTGTAAGTCACCTGCCCTTGCTTGTTGTGCTTGACCAAAACCTTGGTTCAATAATTGAGCTTGTAACTGTGCTCTGTTCATAGCTTGACCTTTTAAACTTTCTGCAGCCATAACACCCTCACGACCACCACCATAAGCGCCACTAGCAATAGCTTGATCTCTCATACCTGTATTTTGTATTGCAGCGTTTCTATCAAACTCTGATAATGATGCGTCTATAACTTGTTGTTGGTAAGGCGACATGTAAGAAGCAATAGAACCAGCCCCGGTCCCCGCTCCTGTGCCCGTTAAACTTCCTAAACCGGCCGCGTTTTGTACAGCTTGAGTTTGTAAAGCATCTTGTGCTGCAACTTTTGGTGCGTACGCAGCTGTATTAATTGTTTGTCCAACAAGTGGATCTACTTTTTTAAGAAAATTAGTAAGCGATGCTTCTAAAGTTGGGTTAACAAGTTGTCTTGTTTCTGTTACTTCATAAGAAGGAATCTGTGTAGCTTCAACTATTCTACCCGACCCACCAAGATTTTTTAAAATTTTTGCTTCATCTTTATTTATATATGCAAGAAATTCACCTTTAGGTGCATGCTGTTCTAATAATTGTTTTGCTTTTAATAGTTCTTGTTTAGTAGCCATTATACTCTTGCCTCTAGATTGTTCATTAATTCATACATTTTCTTTGCGCCTTTATTTACACTTCCACCACCTGCTGCTCTTACTGCATCTGCAGTCATAACAAATTCATTTTTACTTACTCTTGCCGGGACGTCATCAGCTCTCTCTTTTGATCCCATAGGAATAAATCCTCCGCCTCTGTAATCCATTTCTATACCATTTGGCAACACACTTCCACCCATATTATATCCATTCATGATGCCACCATTAGCTGCAAATTCTTGAGTCATCTCTTCTGTCATAGAAGATATTTGACTTCCTGTACCATATTTTTGTCTGTAGAAATCCATTAACTCATCATAGTCATTTGGTTTTCTTTTTTTAAGTTCTATAAATTCTTGCACTAAATCTTCAATAGGCATTTCCATACCTTGTGCTGTTTCTAAATTTGATGTTAATTGTTTATCTTTAACATTTTGTACAGCTGCAGGTATACCACCAAAAGCAAAACCTATTCTACCACCCATATTATATGCTACTCTCCCACCATCTCTTAAACCAAGTTCTTCAAGTGTGTCATCAATAACTTGTTGTGAGTGGTTGCCTGTCATCGCATCAATGATAGCTTGTCTTCGACCGGCATTTGTAGCTTCTTCTCCTTCAGCTAGATTTCTTTCATAGTCTGCTAATGCTATTTCATAATCTCTCATAGCGTTTACTCCTTCTTGATACATAAGATCGCCTGTGCCTTGTGCAAAAGGTATTGATGCTGCTTTTAATCCAGCCATACTAAATGGATCTGCAGCACCCGCTGCGTTTAAAGCTTGTAGTTTATCCGACCCTTTAGCTAAAAATTCTAAACCTGAATTTTTAGCACTATCAAAAAATCCTAATTCTCCTCCTGCTGTTCCAGTGCTTCCTGGACCAGGTATTTCTGTCATTCCGCCTCTTAATGCATCTCCTGAACCGGGAGCACTTAAAGCTCCAATACCTGAAGCCATTAATGTAGATAAATAATTAAGATCTCCTTCATTACCTTCTTGTGCTAATTGTGCGGCAGCATTAGCTCCGCCAGATAATAAAGCTCTACCCATCATTGATCCCATGAAACCACTAGTAGGTGCTAGCATAGGTACAAACGCTGCGGCGTATGGTAGTAAAGGTTTTATCTCATTGGGTATTATTTTATCAAAAACTTTTGAAATAGGTTTAGTTATTTTTTTAACAACTTTTGACATTAAAATCCTTTTTTACTTGTTCTGTAAAATTTAAAATTATTATCTGATCTCATCCAATTAACTTTTTTAAAATTATGTCTTAACCAATGTGTAATTTTAGAACCATTGATTTTAGAAATTACATCTATTACCCATGGATTGTCTCCACTTTTCCAAGCGTCATTAGAAAAATCTCCTGTTTTTTTAAACTCTTTTTCAGAGTCATTATCTAAATAAGCCCAGTTTGCAAACGATACCACTTTGTTGTTCTCCTTAATTATTTTATATTGATTCAATTTAAAAGAAGGAAGTATGTGATAATATAAATCTTCTCGAGTATACTCTTTATATCTATCAAAACTTTTGTACAAGGATATGATTTGTTGCATATCTTGTAGTTGGCTCTTATTAAATATGAATTCCATAGCAAGGTGGCTACTCTTGTTTATAAGCCAATAGTCCTAATTTACTAGGTTTTTAACCACTAGTCAATCTAGAATATATTAGTTGTAGCACCTAAAGGTATACTTTCTACAGTAACTTTTACATCTCTTCGTATATGTTCTGTTTTAGTATTAGTGTTTGGGTTTTCTACATCAGCTAATGCTTCAGCGTCAGAGTTATACTCAACTCCTGTTTCTGTATTAGTTAATGTTACTTCACATTCAGGTGTAATTATTGCTACTTTTTTACCGTCAATTGTTTCATATCTAACCGACGCTTCTGTTTCTATAAATGACATTATCTGTCCTCCCTATTAATTTCTAATATAGATGATATTACAAATAGTTCATTAGCATCTCCTGCTTGAACTTTCAAGACTTCACTTTCCTGCAAGATTAAAGGTTCATCTAATATCTGAACTGTTGCTAATGCAGCAATAGGTTTTGTTTTAGCAATATTAAATATTGCTCCTGCAGCATTTACTAAACTAATAGTAATGTTAGTTCCACTGTTAGCGTCTTCTGTTACTAAAATAGATTTTACAATTGCTCTAGAATTAGAAGGTACTGAATATAAAACTGTTAGATCAGTTGTAGTTAAATCTACTTTTGCATTTTTATAAATATTTGCCATTAACCTAATCCATACCAAGTGTATCGTTCTTGGTCTTCTTTTAATTGTGTTAAATACGTAGAGTTTAATTGTTCTATAACTGTAGCTATAGCTCTATTAATTTGTCTTTGATTATCTTCTGTATATTCTTCTTTTGGTTCGGGTAATCTTACTACTATTTTTGTCATTATCTTCTACCATCTGGTTGAATATCTACTTGAAAAGTTCCAAATCTCCAAGACTCACCAGCTTCTGTATTTTCTAATTTTAAATTTGCATATCTTCCTCTAGCACGTGTGTCTACATGTGTTGTAGAAGAGTTAACTGTAAAAGGACTATAGGTAGATGCTACTTCATCTGTAGCTGGGTAATTAGTTACTCCAACAGTAACATCATTATTACCTGTTAATACCTTAAAGTTAGGTAAAAATCTTCTCATAGCTAAAAATACTTCACTCTGATCTGGTTGTAAAGAAAAACTAAATGATTGTATAAAAGAAGTTAAAGTAGTCGTAGTTCCATCAGGATTAATTTGATCGTTTCCTACCTCATGTTCAAAAAATACACTTTGACCTAATCCCGATTCACCTACTACTGTAGGAAATGTACCAGTCTGATTACTATTAAAAGCTGTAGCATATGGTTTTGGATAAATTAAAGAATCAATCCAAGCTGTTCTTATAGAATTTTCATTAACACTTGTATACCAATTACCCATAGGAACTTTTTGTGATTCTCCATAGTTAT